GGGGAAATATAGAATCAAGTGGTACAAGAGGACTGGCAAACGGTTCTGTTTCTAATAGTACTAGAGGAATTATGGCTGGAGGATATTCTGGTGCAGCTGCAAATAAAATTTCATCTAATTATTTTGCTTCTGCTGGTAATAACGCAGATTTCGGAGATTTAACTGTTGCTAGATTCTATCTTGGATCGTGTTCAAGTACTACGAGAGGAATTTTTGCAGGTGGTTCTACTCCAACTTCTCAAAATGTTATAGATTATATTACAATAGCTTCGGAAGGTGATGCAACTGACTTTGGTGACATGCCTTCAAGCATAGATGAAGTAACCGCAACAAGTTCTCCTGTTAGAGGAGTTATGTTTGGTGGTCAAGATCCAAGTAAAACAAACGAAATAAATTATGTAACTATAGCAAGTACAGGAAATGCTGCTGACTTTGGAGATTTAACAGAATCTGTTTCAGATTCAGGAGCATGTTCATCTTCAACTAGAGGTTTAAGAATGGGTGGTGAAGCACCGTCTAATACAAATGTCATAGACTATGTAACTATAGCAAGTACAGGAAATGCTGTTGACTTTGGTGATATGACAATTAGTACAAGACAATTAGGTGGAATGAGTAATAATACTAGAGGTCTGCATGTAGGAGGATTTCCATTTACAGATACTATAGGATATGTAACAATAGCTTCAACTGGTAATGCAGCTGATTATGGTGATCTAGTAGCAACTGTGGGCGCATCTTCATATAGTTCTGATTCACATGGTGGTTTACAAAGCTCCTAGAATATAGTATACAATCTGTATGAAAGAAGAGTTATTACAAATTTTTCCAAAGCCTGTATTAATTACACCTTATGAAAAACCAATTAGTAAGGAACTAGAATTTATTAGAACATTAGAATGGATATCACAAAAAGCTAATGGAAACTTTAAATCTAAAGATAGCTACATTTTAAAAAATGAACAGTTAAAAGATATTAAAAATTTTATAGTTGAAACAGTAGATAAATACTGTGAAAAAATTTTGAATACTAAACAAAGACTTGTGATTACACAGTCTTGGTTTAATAAAAACCCTACAGGGTCTAAGCATCATGAGCACGTACATCCTAATAGTATTATATCAGGTGTTATGTATTTTCAAATAGATCAAACTTTGCCTCCAATTCAATTTTCTAAATCAAATCAAGAGGGGGTAAAACTCGATCCTATTAAATATAATGTATTGAATGCAGATACTTTTTTACTTCCCTGTAAATCAGGAGAATTAATATTATTTCCTAGTAATTTAAGACACAGTGTTCCTATAAATACCGGTATGCCGGATAGAATAAGTTTATCTTTTAATACTTTTTCTATAGATGCCTTAGGATCAGAAGATAGTTTAACCCATTTAGATATAAGGAGATTAATGAATGAGCACAATTAAAGATTATGTTTATGTAGAAAACCACATACCCAAAGAATTATGTAAAGAATTAATTGATGAATGTAATACTAAAGAATGGGCGCTCCATACATGGAATAATTATGCAGCAGGTACAACCTCTTCTGAAAAAGAAAAAGAATTATTAGTTATGAATTCTACCCAAGAACAACAAAATAAAATTACACCGCATCTTATAAAAGCTTTAGACGCATATCAAATAAAGCATACGTGGCCAGGAGAAAAGACTCAAGGACCATGGCTCACTAAATTTAGTCCTATTAGATTTAATAAATATCCAGTTGGAACTATGATGAGAGAACACTACGATCATATTCACAGTATATTTGATGGAAAAATGAAAGGTGTTCCTATAGTTTCTATTGTAGCTAATCTAAATGAAGACTATGAGGGCTCTGAATTCTATTGCAGAGGAGAGAAAATTGAGTTAAAAACGGGTGATATACTATTGTTTCCATCTAACTTTATGTACCCACATGAAGTAAGAGAGACAACTAAAGGCGCACGTTACTCATTTGTAAGCTGGGCCTTTTAATATTATGGGGTTATATGCTACAAAAAATTGCTTTTTTACCTGGGTTTAACAAACAGGTCACTTCTACAGGAGCCGAATCTCAATGGACGGGTGGAGAAAACGTTCGATTTAGATATGGTACACCTGAAAAAATAGGGGGTTGGAAACAATTAGGTGAGAGTAAACTAACGGGCGTAGCTAGAGGGCTACACCACATGGTTAATACCGCTTCTCAAAAATTTGCTATCATTGGCACAAACAGAATTTTATATGCATACACTGGTGGTGTTTATTATGACATCCATCCTTTAGTTAATCCATCAGGCACAGCTATATCTAATGCTTTTAGTACAACCAATGGCCAAAAAGTTGTAACTATCACTGCTAATTCTCATGGGTTTACTGCAGGGGATATTTGTTTATTTGGTGACTCAACAACATTTAGTGCAATTACTAATTCAAACTATACATCTGCTACTTTTTGTGACAAAAAATTTATGGTTACAGAAGTTGTTGATGGTAACAATTTTAAAATTACAGTAGAAAATGATGAAACAGGAAGTGGTGCTACTACTTCTGGAGGTATTACTTATTATAGATATTACCACGTAGGACCAGCTGAACAGATTGGAGCTTATGGTTTTGGTATATCACTATGGGGTGGTAAAGTTTTAGGTTCAACTACAACCACTTTAACAGCTCCTGGATTAGGCGACAATGCTTATGGAACAGGTGGCTCAGGAACTACAATTAATGTCGGAAGTACAACAGGATTTCCCTCTTCAGGAACTAATTACTTTCAAGTAGGGACTGAAGAAATTTCTTACACAGGTGTAACAGCCACAAGTTTTACAGGTATTACAAGAGCGGCTAGAGGATCAACTCGAGCTGCGCATAGTGGAGGAGCTACTATAACTAATACATCTAGTTGGACTGGATGGGGATCAGCGGCAGCTAACACTGACCAAGTAACTGACCCAGGCTTATGGTCATTAGATAATTTAGGTGGAACTTTAATTGCTTTAATTCATAACAGTGCTGTATTTGAATGGGATTCAAACGCAACTAATGCAACATCAATACGTGCTACTATTATATCTGGGGCACCTACTGCATCTAGAGATATGTTAGTATCTACTCCCGATCGTCACTTAGTTTTATTTGGAACTGAAACTACAATTGGAGATACAACAACTCAAGATGAAATGTTTATAAGATTCTCCGACCAAGAAGATATAACTACATGGATACCAACAGCAATCAATAGTGCTGGTACACAAAGACTGGCCGCCGGATCACGGATCATGGGAGCCACACTTGGTAGAAATGCAATTTATGTTTGGACGGATACGTCTTTATTTACCATGAGATTTGTAGGAACTCCGTTTACTTTCGCCTATGAACAGGTTGGAACTAACTGTGGATTGATTGGAATGAATGCAGCTGTTGAAGTTGATGGTGCTGCTTACTGGATGTCTGATAACGGTTTCTTTAGATACACTGGTAAACTAGAATCTATGGACTGTCTGGTTGAAGACTATGTTTATGAAGATTTAAATACTACATCTAATCAATTAATCTATTGCGGAATCAATAACCTATTCGGAGAAGTTATGTGGTTTTATCCAACATCTACCTCAAATGTTGTAGATAGATCTGTTTTCTATAGTTATCTAGACTCAACACCTCAAAGACCTATTTGGTATACAAACGCCAGCACATTATTTAAAAGAAGTGCATGGGCTGACTCTGCTGTTTTTGGTTTACCTCATGCAACGTTTTACGATGCCGGTACCGATACATCCTTTGATGTAATAGGAAATACAGAAGGTACAACTGTTTACTATGAACATGAAACAGGTGTAAACTATTTATTAAGTGGGACTGAATATGCTATTCCAGCTAATATTACTTCAGGTGATTATGATATTACACAAAAAGTAATTAGAGGTGCAGCTACTTCTCTTGCTGATTTAAGAGGAGATGGAGAATTTATAATGAGAGTAAGTAGAGTAGTTCCTGATTTTATTTCTCAAAGCGGTAATACTATTGTTCAATTAGATTTACGAGATTATCCAAATGATTCTTCAGCAAGTTCATCTTTGGGTCCTTTTACAATTACAACTAGTACCAAAAAA